ACTTTGTTTCCGTATGCAAAACCTTTGTGTTTTAACGAGCAAGAATTTAATTATTTAGCAGATTTTTTTGACAACAATGTTACAACTGTAACACCAACGGTTCAAAAAGAAATATTGGCTATTTACAATAGGATATTTAAAGAAAAGAAACAGGCTACAAATTGTGGACAATGTTTTTTTAATGGTGTAGTAGATAAGCTGCAAAAGGTTTACAATCAATATTTGTGATTATCTGGAAGGAATTAGATTTATTTAATTACTTGCAAAATTGTTGCTATCCTGATTTAGTAAAGGCACGTAAACAATTAAGCAGGTGGGATTGTTATTCTGTAAACAAACGACACAGGATAGAATTAAAATGCAGGGGTAAGCATTACGATACTTTATTGATAGAAAAGAAAAAGTACGATGCAATGATTCGCAAGGCAGAAGAAAACCTTGATCTGCCTATGTATATAAATTCTACACCAAAAGGTGTGTTTAGGTTTAATTTGTTTTTAATAGAACCAAAGTGGGAGTTGCAATATCATAATAAAACTACTACCTTTAGTAACACAAATAAAATACAAAAGGAAGTAGCAATGCTTCCTGTAATAGATGCTGAAACATTATAAAACTATGTCAACAAAAAAAGTACACAATTTAAAACACATTAGATACCTTACAGATTTTGAGGTTATAAGTAACAACCTGCTGAAGTGGAAAAAGGCAAAGCCAATAAAAGAATTAGATGATATGATAGATGCTATTATTAGCATTAATTATTACATAACTGAAATATATAATAACGAACTTTATCACGCAGAAGCACAAGCAGAATACAGGTCTGATAAACTACGTGCAATAGAACGTGCAAGTAAAGCTGAAAAGAAAGTAGAAGCACTTGAAAAAGAATTAGAAAAGTTTAAACTAAAAGAACAATTAGGTCTATGAGTGATAGCAAAAAAAAATACTTTGAAATGCAAACAGATGGCATAGTAGAAGATGTTAAGTATATAATGGATAGCAGAAGTAAAGCAGGGCAAAAAGAATACGGTACAACTTTACAAGATAACCCAGACGGTTTCTATAGGTGGTTAAATGAACTACAAACAGAATTACTTGATGCTGCACTTTACATACAAAAGATAAAAAAACTAAAATGAAAAAGGTATTAGATGTTTGTTGTAGTGTTAAGGGAATGTGGTTTGACAAAAAAGATAGCAGAGCATTATTTATGGATAAGCGAAAAGAAACACACATAGATGTTTATCCTTGTGGAACAAAAACAAATATTATAAATCCTGACATCATTGGGGATTTTACTGACATAAAGCAACCTGATAATACATTTTGGCACATTGTATTTGATCCTCCACATATTCATTTAGGAAATGGAAAAAAAATACCACAAATAATAAAAAAATATGGTTCGCTACAAGGTGAATGGCGTGAAATGTTAAGGCAAGGATTTAAAGAGTGTTTTAGGGTATTAAAACCAAATGGAACATTAATCTTTAAGTGGAATGATGTACAATTTCCTGTAAAGGAAATACTAAAACTGACAGACCAAAAACCTTTATATGGGCATAGAAGTGGTAAAAAAATGAATACCCATTGGATTGCTTTTATAAAATAAAACATTCAACAATTAGTGTGTTTATAAAATGTTTATTACATTGCAGTATAAAACATATATTATGAACTACGAAAACTTTTATTACGCTTCCCTGACTTATTGGGAATTAGAACAAGCAATTAACAATCCTAATATATTAGGTGGTTACAAGAAAAGATGTCAGCAAGAACTTGACAAAAGATTATCTGAACAAACTGAAATATTAAAACTATGATTACATTACTAAATGGGGATCATTGGGGTAAAGAAGAAATACTAACCCAAATGGTTGACGATGAATTTTATTACGGACACTTGGGTAAATATGCTTTAAGCAGTAGCAGTATTAAAACAATACTAAAAAGCCCAAAGACATACAGGAACGTTATTAAGTACGGTAGCGATTCTGACACACCTGCTTTGATAGCAGGAAAGTTGTTTCATTGTATGGTGCTTGAACCACAAAAGTTAGACAAGATGCACTTTGTAGAAGCAAGTACACGAAACACAAACGTTTACAAACACGCTAAAGAACAACACGGTGAAGTGTATTTAGTAAAAGAAAAGTTTGCAGCAGAACGTTTAACTGATGCACTATTAAGAAACGAAGCTGCACTTAAACTTCTAAACAAAGCAGACTTTGAAGTACCAGCCATTGAAATGATGGAAGGTATAGCAATAAGGGGTAAGGCTGATATACTAAAAGGGGATCATCTTATAGACCTTAAAACCACAGCAGACCTAAATGCTTTTAAATGGTCAGCAGATAAGTACGGATACGACTTACAGGCTTGGTTGTATATGCAACTATTTAACTGTACCAAGTTTACCTTTTTAGTAGTTGACAAGTCAAGCTGTGATATTGGCATATTTGAAACAACAGACGAGTTTTTAGAACGTGGTAAGAATAAATTTATACAAGGTATTGAAAACTACAAATACTTCTTTGAACAAGACAATGATTTAGATCAGTATGTAATGCGTGGAATTTTGTAATAATGATTGATATTAAATTAGAAAAAGACATTATAGAATACACTAAAGAAATAGTTAAAAATAACAACTTTGGTCAAAGAGGTATTTATGATGGAACTATACTAAATCAATATTATGGTGTATTAGCAGAAAATACAGTAAGAAATTATATGGGTGTAGATTTAATTATGCCAAAAGGTTTTGATGGTGGTTGGGATGTAATTTACAAAGGTTTTAAATCAGATATTAAAACAATGAATAGAAAAAGTTACCCTAAACCTTATTACGTAAACAATTTTCTTGACATACAAATGAAGCATAAATCTGAAGCATTTATATTTACTTCTTTAAATACAGAAAAACAAATATTAACTATTTGTGGTTGGATTACAAAAAACGAATTTATAGAAAAAGCTAAATTTTTTAAAAAAGGTTCAAAAAGATATAGAGATGATAAAAGTTTTTTTATAACAGAAACTGACTTTTGGGAAATAGAAAATAAAAATTTATATTTTTTTGAATAAGAAACAAATAAAGGAATTTTACCTTATGGCATTACTTGATATTAGCAACGGTGCAAGTTATCAGGAAATGTATGAAACAATGAAAATGTACGAACTGCACGAAGAATACGAAGCCTGTGCAGGAATACAAAAAGCAATAATAGAACAATTTGATATATGACATTACAAGAAATTAAAACATTAGTAGAGCAAGAAACGAACAACACATTAAGCACTAAAACACGTAAAAGGGATATAGTATATACCAGAGCAGTTTACTTTAAACTATGTAGGGTACACACACAACAACCGTTAAGTGATATTGGCAAACCTGTAGGTAGGGATCACGCAACAGTATTACACGGTTTAAAACTATTTGACAACGTGTTGGTAGAATATGAAAAAAACTACTTGGAACTGTTTACTAAACTTGATGAACAAATACGCAAACAAACAGGCAAGAAATTAAGACACACACAAAAGATATTAAGCCCTGAAACATACTACAGAAAAAAGTACACAAGGTTATTATTAGAACACAGGGATATAAGCCAACGATATAGAAACCTAAAGAAGTTTTTAAATGTTTGAATACGTTGCTATATTTTATTTAACAGGTGTTGCAGCACTATTGGTTGCATTGTTTTTTAACAAAGAATAGATGACTATAACAAACGAAGATAATATGGAACTGATGGCAAGGTATGAAGATAACTACTTTGACCTTGCTATTGTTGACCCTCCTTATGGTATCAATGCTGATAAATTGCAATACGAAGCAGCAGAAAGAAGAGAAAAAGCTAAAGGTAAAAGCAAGGCTGGAAGAGGGTGGAAAAAATACAAAAAGACAAACTGGGATAATGAAATACCATCACTAGATTATTTTTTACAATTAAGAAGAGTCAGTAAAAGGCAAATAATTTGGGGTGGAAATTACTTTAGCTATTTATGGAATTTTAGCAATAGTTTTATAGTTTGGAATAAAATGCAAAGAGATTTTAGTTTAGCAGATGGTGAACTAGCTTGGTATTCAGTAAAAGGTAAAGCTATGAGAATTTTTGATTTTAGTAGAGGAGGAGCATTATCTGATGCTAATAAATCTGGAGGTAGGCTACATCCTACTCAAAAGCCCATAAAGCTTTACGAGTGGATTTTAATTAATTACGCAAAAGAAGGAGATAAAATACTTGATAC